GTTTTGCCAAAATAGGTTTCATCCAGCTCCATATCCGTGAATCGACTATATCTTGTAATTGTGCAAACTATGTTGAATCAAAAGATTTACCATCCAGTGATATAACCTAAATGTCTCGACCTAGCTCTCTGATAATTGTGTTAATCCTTGCAGTCATCTGTTTAGTATTTTGCGCATGAACAAATTCGTGAAGAATATTTTCATGTTCTTGGCAGTAATGTATGGTCTTGAAGACCGTTTACTAAAGAGAAGCGTGCAAAGTATAAGTCGGCCCGGAGGGTACTGAAATGAGTCTAGGCCTAGAATCGCAAGTGATAATAGAATCCTGAATGTCGTACTAATATTCGAGGTGAGGCTCTGCTTTTACCATAGCTTAGAAAGGGTAACGACTTTGAGCTCGATTGCCGTTAATTAAAAAGCGCATAATGCCTTTGATGTACTTTCTTCGCTTTTACTCTTCATCAAAGTGTAGAGGGTATTTCAACAATGGTTGATAATCTATGTGTTATCGACTTAGATAATCACCATCAGGTAATTAACTGAACCATTTGTTGACGAAATGTTGAAAGTCGAGTAACGTCTTAGGATCCGCCCTGCTAGTTCCTGACAACTGTCTAGATAAGGCAGCGGTCATGTTCATAACGTTCTCAGTATCGAAATTGACAACAATGGGTTAATATCCCTCAGTAGAACGAGTGCCATTGGTGTAAACTAACTCATGACCAGTGAGGATGGCATTCGTTCTTTCGTTAGCTGTCGGAACTAATATACCGCGTCGTACAGACTTGTCAATGTTTAACTTCGCATATTCTAGCTGCCATTAGTACTTAGCTAAAGTTTCTCCATCGTCGTCGATATCCGGGTTTACCTGGGTGATTTCAGGGGCGACTTTGATGTACAACTTGGAACTCTGGGAGTGTGAAGCGTCTAGTTAAACAATATGTTTTGGCTTAACGGGCTTATCATACACGGAGAAAACATGCGAGGTGTTCAAAGTGAGGGCCTGCACCGGTATGCGCATAGGTTCATATTTGTATGTCCTATCACGGCCTTAGATAAGCATATCAGCTGGTATCTCTCTATGATGAGGTTCGACAACTAGAGTCTTAATCCTTTACTTGGCAATTAATTTTGATAACAAATAAGGTGTAATGGAAATTGCAGCTCTGCCTACGGCGCCTAAAATGGTCCACATAATATCTGAAGCAGTCTGTATCTTAGCCACCACGGGGTTACCGTTTGTATCGGGCACAACGGTTTCGGTAGTGGATTCATAAGAGGAAAACAACCAGCAGGTGATGTACAAGCTTAGAGTAGATAAGAATAGTCTATACAGACCTCTCTTCTTATCTTCAGGTTTTACATTTTGAGGATATAGACGCTAGAGGCGAATTTACCTAAAGGATAGGTACATTTCAAATACAGATGATACTATAGGTAGATAAGGGAATACGCGAGATATTGATAGTAACCCGCCGAAGGGCATTTTAGCTAACTTAATGAATTATTTGCTCAAGAGCACTATTTTACCAATTTCCTCTCTGAAGGATATGATAATTGCTCCCAAATAAGTCAACTATTTAGCACGATGGACAGCATCTACCAAAACTGAAACTTTAAAAATTATCCTGCTGTCTACCATGGTGGGTTGCCGCACGGCTGGTATGTATAAATCTATCCCAATGTCATGGGGCTTAGGATTATAATCGTAGTAATCATCGATAATTAGTCTGGCAGTCCTACGCTTCTCATACATCTTTATAGATATGTTATCAACGCTCATCGCCCCGAGCGTGATAGGTTTGATGCCGCCACTGCTGTTAGCAGCTTACACCTGCTCGATCGCTTGCACAATGTTGGCAGCTGAGTCAGATGTGATGTTGACGTATGAACGAACCGGATGAACCGTGAAGTTTGTGGCTTTTGACACCATATGGAATACTCTAGTATGCTCGCATATTTAGATGACTTCAGTAGGACCTTAGACAACACCGGCCACAGTGATGCGCGGTTCTACATTACGGTGCATGTAAACTTGACCGTTCATTTCAGTCTACATGGCTATGGTTGAATACAATTGGCCTTCTAAATTGTCAGGTAGGACTTGATACACGCCTTCTGCATTAACCATTTTATAGGAGCCGATATGGTTATCAAAAAGTAAGCCCGAACAATAGATGTCCGTAGTGGGACGACGAGCTTA